CTCGCAATGGTAGTTAATGATGGTGCCGTCTGTTTTACGGACTGCACCCTCATTCTTGCGATGGATACGTCTAGAATTTTGTTCCATGACGTAGCCGTAACGCAACACAAGGCCATCATTCTGGAATGCGGACAGGTTATGTAAAACCGGTCCGACATCAAACATCCAGTCTGCTAGCCATGACCAAGGAGCAAGATTCCACACAACCTCCGGCGTGAGCTGGAGGCCATAGAGGAGTCGAGCTTCCTTGACTATACGTTCCGTCTTTCCCCATGTTTCAGGGGCGACATAGAACGTATAGCATCCGCTAAACCACTGTTGACGGGTCACTACTTCCGTCGTGAGATAGCGGGTGTACACCCCAGTACTGAAACCAGTACCTGGTAGGATTCCCGGGTAAAGAACCTGAGATTCCCGCAGGATATTGGTATCCATGCTGAGGGGAAGGACTCGTCTGCGATGGACATTCTTTCCAGAGTCTCGGGCAAGCTGCTTCATGATATCATCTTGATCGATGATAGCTTTGGCAGCTGCCTTCAAATCTGAAACGAATGGGGCCCATCCGAATTGGTAGTTGAGATACTCACCACCAAGTTCTCGGAAAAAGCCTGCCTTGTTCTTCAACAAGGCTCCACCTACCATGTGGGGCAAACCCTCACGGTAGAGCTCAGCCAAAGCGACTGAGCCGTCGACGATGGGATTCGTCGGAATGGTGGAAGCGATCATACTAGTTCCTAGGTTCTTCAGAGCACTTTCCGTGCTCGTTGGTACCCAGGCTTGGTAATACGCGTCCGCCTCTCCATCTCGGGAGAAAGCTCCAGGTAGATCACTAGATGAAGGCCAAAGGCCTGTGTCCAGTGTGTACTTGAGCCCAAACCGTTCGCCTTTTCCGGCAACGCCGGATCGGCCGGTTGGCCATTCGTACTCAAGCTTAAGAGTATCAAATGGTCCTCCTTGGTCCCGCACAGAGCGGCCTTTTGGCCACCTGTGTCCTTCCGATGTCGTGATCTGCCGAGAGTAGATGGGCGTATTAACAGAGTTAATAACCGCACCTTCACGGGTGTGAACGCCAGACCATAGGTCAACGTTCAACACTCGCCTCTTGGTAGTCAACGGCACCTTGTACTCCTTTCGGGTTGGTGGGAACAGTGTTAGTGTCGATGCGTCTCCG